AATCTCTCCATCTCCGCCAAACGAACAAAAACCACCGTAAATGCGGTGGTTTTCTTTTGTGTACACGATTTTTACACGATTGTGTTCAATATCTTCACCGCACGTTCTTCCTCTCGTGGGTAGAGGTGCGAGTAGGTGTTCCATGTCATTGATATGTTGGAATGTCCAAGACGTCTTGCTATCTCCTGAATGTTTATGCCCTCATTGGCGAGCAGGGAAGCGTGGCTGTGACGGAAGTCATGAATACGGATACGTTTGACACCTGCCAAGTCTGCAAACTTCTTGTTGGTCTTTTCAAGGGACGTGTCACGGATAGGACGTTCGCCGCCGCAGATGTACATATCATCACTGAACTTTGGCGCTGCTTTCTTACAGCGTTCGTAATGTTCTGACAGCACTGCTCTTAATGGCTCTGGTATCTGTATCATACGTATGCTTGGCTTGTTCTTTGGCGGCGTGATACGATCACCGCCTTTGAGCTTCTGAGCAATGCTCTTGGTGATGGATATGTAGCCGTCTTTTATATCCGTCCATTGCAGAGCGTATATCTCGCCTTTTCGCATACCCATGTAAAATGCTATGTTGAAAAATACATAGTAGTTCCATTCGTACATTGAGCCGCCGTCCTCTGCTTCCTGAGCATAATTCTTAGCTGCCGATATGTATTTCTTGAACTCGTCAGGCGTGTAGAAAAGCATTTCTTTCTTGGCTTCAAGGGGCGCTTTGAAGTTGCCTGCGGTTATAACGGGATTTTTCGGAATGTATTCCATTTTCACAGCATAGTTCATCATTGCACGAAATTCGCCATAAATGTTCTTTCGAGTGACGATAGCCAATCCCTGTTCTGACAGCTCCTGTTTCCATTTCTGCACCATTGGTACGTTCAGATTATCTATCCTCACGCTTTCAAAGGTTGGCAGGACGTTCTTTCTCAGTATTCTTAGGGACTTGTCCAATGATGTTTCACGGACCTCTGAACGCTTGGCGGTGATGTACTCCGTGAACAGCTGTCCGATAGTCATTTTTGGAGCTATCTCTTTAGCATTGAGCTTTTGTGTAAGCTGGAGTTCAAGCTGCTTAGCCGTCTCTGCACCGAACGCCACACGGTCTATCTGATGAGACTTTCCAAAACTGTCCGTATAATTGATACGCACACGATATTTTTGCAGACCGTCTTTTCTGATGTTCTTTCCGTTCTTGTCCGTCATTTTGTAGATCGGCATAAATATTCCTCCTATTCTTGACACTTCCTCGAAAGTGTGCTACAATAAAAGGGCAAAATTCGCCCTTTCGTGGTTGAAGTGGGTGTGAATTTTAGAGCTGATACTGTCAATATCAGTTCACCTGTCCTCTGAGTGCTGTCAACGCTCGGAGGACTTTTTTATTTTATTTTATAAGCAAAGATTGCCTATACTGTTCAGCTTCTGGAACGTCAGTCCATTCAACTGTTTTATCAAAGTTTTCTCTTACAACTTTCTTTATTTCATCAAGTGTAACATGGAAAAATTCTCGTCTTGGGTTTATCTTGTTTACTTTGCGGTCTGCAAAGGCTGTATGGAGTGCAGTTTCAAGTCCTGGAGCGTCCTCTGTGAATATCAATGCGTGAACATCAAAATTAAAAGGTACAGAAGCGTCACCAAGTTCGTTTACTCTGTCCATTGGCTCAAGTCGGCGTGTCATGCCTATTTTGTAAACATCTTTGCCAAATGCACCTATGTTACTGATAACATAAACATATCCTGCACGTTTGTTGGCTTCACGATAATCAACATCTTTTATAGCCTTTTCGGTATCCTCAATATTGAGTTCAAGCTCTCTGCGTTTAGCAAGCAAGTCGGGATTATCAGGTGTCTTTTCAAGCTGTTCTTCTACTGCTTTAAGAGCATTCTGATAATGAGACTGCTCTTTTGCAAGCTTCTTGCGTGCTTCCTCAATCTCTTTTTGAGCCTTAGCTTCCTCACGCTGACGTTCTCGTTCTTCTTTGATACGCTCTTTTTCCTCCTGCTTTTTCTGTTGAAAATCCAAAGCAAGACACAATTCTTCTGTTTTAAGTTTTACATAGGCATGGGTTATGGATATAGACATTATAGAGCCAAGCTTTGATATCTGTTCGCAGGATTTATGTATTCTGTCTTTTGACTTTTCAAAGTTGGATATCTTGATATTATCCACAATATCGTCACATTCAACATTAAAGGCTCTCAGCAGAAGCTTCTGCATATCCTTTACCATTTTGTTCCCCTGTGATTTGCTGCCGTTTACTGTCCAGCCCATGTTTCCTGTGCAGGCTTCACCTTGTCTTATCATCATCTTCTGTTCATTGCGCACTTCTTTGAGCCTATCTTTGTATAGGTCGGAATTTGCAAAAGTAAACGTAGGTGAATATATGCCATAAGACTGCATATCTATATCATCATCAAGCTTGAAGATCTCAATTTTCCTATCTTCAATTTCCTGTGCTTGCTTTGCAAGAGTGACCTCATAACGAGAAAGCTGTTGTTGAATATCAAAAAGCTTTGCCTGTGCGTCTGTCTGCGACTTTTCCAATTCTGCAATATTTTCTTTGAGCTTGATTATATTCTGCTGCTCAGGTGTGAGCTGACTACGCAGGCTTTCTATTTCAGCTTGAAGCGCCTGCTCTCTTTTCTTTGACCCGAAAATTCCCATATTTTTTTCCTCCATTAATTTCTTATTTTATATAGACAAATGATAATATAAGGCATATTGCAATAAGTAATACACCTATGCAAGTAACGACTGTCATGCAGCCGTTTGGTTTAGCTTTGTCCGCAGAGTTATCAAACTCAATTGTACCGCCATGTGTCTTTTTACCAAAAGTTAAATTTAAGCACTTGCTACGTTTTCTTCTCTTACGAGATTTTGACCCCATAAACGTTTCCTCCTCAAAACCGACATTTGTAAACATTTTATTGAAATCATTTACATTGTCTTAAATTGGTGATATAATGTATTTGTAACCATACAGGAGGAAATTCTGTGTGCTAACCCTGTCAGTATTTGCGGTGCTGACGGGGATTTTTTATATCACCCGATTATAGTATCCATACAATTCGCAAACCTTGACCATAAAATCTTCGGTGACACCGAAGAACTCGGCAAGCTCCCATATTTCAAGGATACCATTTTCAAATGCTTCTATCAGCTCGTCCTCTGTGACGAGCTTTTTTATTGCCCATTTGTCCGCACGAAACTCCATTCGTGAACGAAGCTCCAGCGTTCTTTCATTATAAAATGCACCTGTTTCACAATGCCCCAGCTCGTGAGCCATTATGACAGTTTCTTCTGCTCTCGTGGCGATCTTCTTAGGATCTACCACTATCGCACATTGCCCTCTATCGCTAATGGATATGGACTTTTGTTCATTTCTTAATTTTCCGTCAATCACTATAATGTCCCTGTCCTCCGCAAAACTGCGCAGTTCAGCACTATCCATATATACCGCCTCTATTCCTTATTTTTCTTATCCTCTCTCATCTGACGTGCGATCTGAGCGTAATGCTTCACGTCCTCAAGCACATCGTCGTCAACGTCGGCTGTCCCCCATAGGGCGAACTTGATGTTATCGTCCATATCTGAACTTTGCGGCTCAGCTTCATTGCCTGTCATAAGATAGTCTGTTGAAACATCAAAAAGCTTCGCTATCTTTGAAATAGCCTCAGAAGAAAGAGTTTTGCTTCTACCTTGCTTTAAGTCTGTAATAGAACCTCTGCTCACCATAGCTTCTTTACACATTGCAGTTATTGAAATTTTATGTTCCTTGCACAGATTTTCAATCCTTATGTACAATTCTGACATAGTTACACCTCAATTTTTGTGCAACCGTACAATCTTACGATATTCCGTAATTAATTTCAATTTAACTATTGACATTTACGGAGAAACGTAATATAATACAAACATAGACAGTACGGAAGAACGTAATAAATTATCTTACAACTACATTGTATTACATTTTTCCGTAAAAGTCAATACTATAGCCAGTTGTATTTTTAAACATTGTGCAAAGGTGGTGTTAATTATTAGTGAACGCAAAAGACCGCTGACTGAGTACGGCGTGGAAGTCAAGGTACGTCTTGTTAAACTCAACAAGACACAGAAGTGGCTCATTGAGGAAGTCAAGAAGCTTCTTCCTGAAACTTATCTCGACACATCAAACCTGTATAAGATAATGACAGGTGAGATCAAGTCAAACAAGATTGAAGCGGCTATTAACAAAGTCCTTGACATTAATTATACTCAGAACGCTGAAAATGTCAACAGTTAACAGTCCGTTTGAACGGACAGAAAATGAGGGGTGAGAAAGTGGAACAGAAAATTACTGCTATTCCAAGAGGGTGTGACAATGCCAGAGTTGAGCAGGTGATCGTAACAAGAGCCTTGAAAGGTGCAGGAACAGAAAATGACCCCTGTAGAGAGGTCATTCAGTATTGGACTCTTGATGGAGAGCTGATTGTAACAAGGTCACAATACGAGGAGGGCAAACGTTGAATTTGAAAAAGATAGCGTACTATCTTGGTATTGCGTTGTGTCTAGCAAGTCCGCTTGCATTCGGTATATGTATGCTAATAGGGCTTGACAACACAATTCCGTTGTCTCTCATGATAACTAGCAATGTTTGCAGGATATGTTCGCTGGAAGCAGAAATGACAGAAAACACAATGAGGAGTGACAAAGCAATGAAACTGTACAAGGTCACAACAATAAACGACTTTAACGTCAGAGAGGTGTTCACAGTAGCAGCAAAGAGTCAGTACGAGGCTCTGACAAAGGCAAGTGTTATTTGTCCCCATGAGAATGTTTTGACTATCGAGGAGGTGGACTAAATGAGGTCACCTGACATTGAAATGGCGGTGCGGCTGTACTATGAAAAGCCCGAAATAACCAATGCGGATATCAAGGAGCTGTTCGGCACAGGTGAAACGCAGACTATCAAGATCAAGAAAGCTGTTAAGGAAGAAATGGCAAATCGTGGTGTGAAGTCATGGCTGCCGCACTCGGTCAATACAGAGATAGCCTACGAGGTGTGGGGCATTGATATCGACAACTTCGAGAAAAGGCTTAAAAAACTCCGCACACTTTACGGAAAGGACGTGAGAAAATGAACAACCTGATAGCAACACTGGAGATCATCAGATATGTGTCAGCCATAGCACTGTGTGTGTCACTGGTTGCACTGGCGATCTATGGGCTGTATCGAAACATAAAAGAAACCGCCGAAGACACAGTTCGTGAGGAACTGGAGCAGGCGGTGAGAGAAGCAGGCAGACCCGTGGTCAAGGTCGAAGTTGAAATGAAAGGAAAGTGGTAATGAACATTGTAGAAATGCTGCTGATAACAATAGCTGTGCTTGCAGTGATAGATGTAGTGATGTGCATAGTACTTGGTGCCATTGAAAAGCACTGGGAGAAAAAGTTTAAGGAGGATAAAAATGACGAAAGATGAGATAATTACTGTGGCTAAATGCTGTATAGTAGACAACTGTGTATCATGCCCGCTTGCAGGACATGGTAATTGCATCACTGATTTCATGAATCATATTCTCGAATACATGAAAACCGAGCCTGCACCTGCGGCAACAGGCACAAGCTCGGAGATATTGAAAAATATCAATTCAACACACCTTGATGATAGCACAAAAGAGCAGATTTGTCAAGCATACAAAACTGCTGATGAAGCTTGCTCAAATATACTTACTGTTTATGAGGGAATGTCAGAATGTGAGCAGAGAGCCTTTGATATCGGAGAGGCATACGGAAAAATATTCGACACAAGATGTAAGCTTGAAGAACTGAGAGGCGGTGACGGCAATGAACATTAACGCAAAGAAAGCTCAGGACAAGCTGTCGCAGGAGCTGTCTGCCGCTAAGCTTGGCAAGTATGCGCAGGCGGTTGCAAAGCCTACGCTTGAGGCTCTCAAAACTTTCTGTGAGCAGAACGAGGAGTTCGCTCAGGCGGTCCTGCAGACGGACAGGACTTTCGCTGAGTGTGCAGAAAACGCTGTTAAGGGTGCAGGGGGAAGTATCTCGGATATCGAGGTCTACCGCAGAGCTGTAAAATTTTACTTCAAGGGCGCGGACGTTCATTTCAATATGACGATCGACCTGGGCGACGGCTCAGACAGCAATGAAACGGCAAAACCGTCTGTCAGCCTATCCCTTGACGGCTTGCTTGACTTCTGAGGTAGCAGTATGAAAAAGACAAGGAAAGAGGCTCTTATCTACTGCTTTCCTGCGGTGGATAAAGAGCTTATGGATAAGATGAAAGGCAGAGGTGCTAAGAATTATGTGGTGTTCCTCACAAGGGGCGCTGAGCTTTTTGCACGTTGCTTTCACCGATACTCAACGGGTGACCTTGTGGAAAGACAGCGGTATGTGTTCGCCCGTGACGGATCGGTGAGATACGGCAGTGATAACGGCATTAACTGGTCTGTGCGTAATGATTTCCGTGAGCCTGTCTTTTGCAAGTGCTGTATGGGATATAACTATGATAATTCCTATTCGGTGCTGAACATCAAAGCCATAGACAAGTCGGATATGCGGTATAGTCAGTATCAGCATTATCACGGCAATATGCTTATATGTTATCTTCACGCATATTGCAAGCACCCTAATCTTGAGTATCTTATGAAACAAGGCTATGACGTAACAAGCGTAAGATACACAGGTTGGTGGGGATATCAGGAAAAGTTCCTGCTCTCTCAGCGTGTGAACTGGAAAAGTAATGACCTGCTGAAAATGCTCGGACTAAACAAGACGGAGTTCAAGGCACTAAAAGGCAGTGAACATCTGTGGGAGCAGTATCTTGACTATCGTGAGGAATATCCAAAACTCAGACCGGAAGATTTACTGAGTATAGCAAAGGTCTTTAAGAACGAGCACGGCACTCTTGAACGTCTTGTGAGGATAACAGGTCTTACACCGCAAAGGGTGGCACGATACATACACGAGCAGAAAATGACACCTCTTGATTACAGCGACTATCTGGAGCAGTGCGAAACACTGGAGTATAACATTCACGATACAATGATAGCATTGCCACACGATTTCTGGGCAATGCACAACAGGCTCACTCAGATCATCAACTATGAGCATGACGAGCTTGTTTTGCAGAACTTCACGAAAAGGCTTGCAGAGCGTGTCTGCCTTGAATTTTCGGCAGACGGCTTGCTTGTCAGACAGCCACACAGTTTGAAAGAGATAGAGGACGAGGGCAGGATACTTTCCCATTGTGTGGGCGGATATGCAGAACGCCATGCTATGGGAAAACTAAGTATAATGTTTCTGAGAAAAGTTTCTGAGCCTAACAAGCCTTACTATACTGTTGAGGTGAGCCAATACGGCGGTATCGTGCAGTGCAGAGGGTATAGGAACAACGTGGTACAAAACGGCGGCGAGGACAAACCGCAGGAGATAAAGAACTTTGAACAGAAGTATCAGCGGTATCTTGACAGGGTGTTCGCTGAGAAACGAAAGGAGTGTAAAACAGCATGAACGAACTATCGGCAGAATATATCAGGGCGGCTGAGCTTGACCGCAGGATAAAGACCTCAGCTCAGTTTGCACAGCAGAGTCTTTACGATATGTGTATGGGCTTTAAGGAAATGAGGGACAGCAGGCTTTACAAGGAGCTTGGGTATTCGGAATTTAATGATTACTGTAAATCTGAAACAGGCTTTTCGGACAGACAAGTATATAACTACATTTCGATTGTCGAGAAGTTGCCGAAAGAATTAGTGAACTCGAGTTCACTAATTGGAGTAAAGAAACTAACACTTCTCACCAAGCTTTCTGAGGACGAACGTTCTGAACTTACCGAGAACACCGACCTTGAAAATACATCAGTAAGAGAGCTTGAAGAAAAGGTCAAACAGCTTAAGATCAAGGCTGACAAGGCAGATATGCTCAGTCACAGGCTTGAGGATATGAACAACATCTGCGATACGATCTCGAAACAGAGAGATAAGGCAGACAGGCGAATACGTCAGCTTGAAGCCGAGATAAAGGAACTTGAGAGCCGTCCTATCGAGGTTGCTGTTGAAACGGACAGCAAAGAGGTGGCAAACCTTAAAGACGCTATGCGGCGTGTTGATCTTGACTGGTCGGAAAAATATTCAAAGCTTGAAGAGGACAGCCTGAAAGACCGCAGAGAGCTTTTGCAGAAAGCTGAGCAGGCTGAAAAGGACAAGCAGGACAAGCTTTCACAGCTTCGTGAGGAGCTTGACAGAACTAAGGCGGAGTATGAGAAAAAGCTTGCGGAGAAGGTGGATATCACGCCAACGCAGGACGATAAAGCCATATTCAAGGCCTATCTTTCAACCGCTGTTGACAGTGTAACAAGGCTCGTGGACTTTGTGAATGAGCATAATGACAGCGACAATTACGGACTTTTCACACAGAAAGCAAGACAGCTTGCGGATATAATCAATTCAAAACTGGAGGTATAAAAATGAAACTTTATGAGCTTACAAACGATTTTCAGAGGCTTTTTGACAGCCTTGAGGATATGACGGAAAATGCCGAGCTTACGGCAGAGGAAAAGGCTGAGGCTGAAAAGGTGTGGTTTGATACCCTTGAATGCGTTGAGGCTGAGTTTACAGACAAGGCGGAGAACGTTGCGGCTTATGTCAAGGTGCTGAACAGCGAGGCGAAAATGCTTGAAGCAGAGGAGAAAGCCCTCAAAGCAAGACGTGAGCAGAAGGTCAAGCAGGCAGAGAGCCTTAAAGCTTATCTTATGAACAGTATGCAGAGGGTCAACCTTAACAAAATAGAGGGCGTTATGGCTAAGATAAGCATTACAAAGGGCAGGGAAAGCACCGAGATAACAGACCCGAAAGCCTTTGTGGAGTGGGCAAAGGTCAATGATGACAGCCTGCTGAAATACAAAGATCCTGACATAAGCAAGACGGCTGTCAAGGCGGCTATCGAGGCAGGCAGAGAGATTCCCTATGCGGCTGTTGTCCGCAGACCGGGACTGACCATAAGATAAGGAGGAAAAGAGAATGGGACTTGCGATACTTGTATTAGGCTTTTCGGGAAGCGGCAAATCTGCTTCCCTGAGAAATTTCAAAGAGGACGAGCTTGCACTTGTGAACGTGAACGGAAAACAGCTTCCGTTTCGCACACAGTTTAAGTCAACGATACATACCGACAATTACGGTGAGATAGAACGCTTTATGAAAGCTCAGACGGCAAAGTCAATAGCCGTTGACGATAGCCAGTATCTTATGGTGAACGAGTTTATGCGCCGTGCAAAGGAAACGGGCTATCAGAAGTTCACCGACATTGCAAAGAATTTTTGGGAGCTTGTGAGAAGCGTTGAAATGCTTCCCGAAGATGTTATCGTGTATTTTCTCAATCACCTTGATACAGGCGAGGACGGCAGGCAGAAAGCTAAAACTATCGGCAAGCTGCTTGATGAGAAGATAACTGTCGAGGGTATGTTCACAACTGTGCTAAAAACTGTTGTGGTTGACGGCAAGTATCTTTTCGCCACTCAGACGGACGGCACTGACACCTGCAAAAGTCCTATCGGGCTGTTCGACAGTATGTACATAAGTAACGATCTGAAACTTGTTGATGAAGCGCTGAGAACATACTATCACCTTGCGGACGAACATATCTGCTCAGAGTGTGGAAAGACGATAATGTCAGACGGTAAGCGCACAGTTCAGCAGATAATAGACGGCTCGATGAAGAATTACGGCAAACAGCTTTGTATGAAGTGCGTTCTGAAAAGGGTAAAGGCGGCGAAGTCCAATGAAGCTGAGAGCGTATCAGAATGAGCTGGTGGAGCAGGTAAGGCAGGCTTGGCGTGCAGGGTATAAAGCGCCCTGCATAGTCCTGCCCTGCGGTGGCGGAAAGTCCTGCATTGTGGCTGAAATGGCTAGGCGGACGACCTTTAACGGTAAGAGAGTGCTTTTTCTCGTCCACAGACGTGAGCTTGTGGAGCAGATAAAAAAGACGTTTATTCGCTGGGGCGTTGATATGAAACTCTGCGAGGTGGGTATGGTGCAGACTATTACAAGACGGCTTAAAAAGCTTGCCAGACCTGCACTTATCATAACTGACGAAAATCATCACAGCCTTGCTCAGTCCTACAAACGCATATACGAATACTTTTCAGACGTGCCGAGAGTGGGCGTTACAGCGACTCCTGTCCGCCTTAATGGTGACGGGCTTGGTGACGTGAACGACAAGCTTATCGTTGGCGTATCCGCAAAATGGCTTATTGATAACAACTGTCTTGCACCTTATGACTACTATGCCCCTGACGTTGCCGACCTTACAGGGCTTCACGTTTCTCACGGGGAATATATGGCGGCGGAGATAGAGAAAGCTATGGTGAAAAATACTGTTTTCGGTGACGTCATAAAGTATTACAAACAGTTAGCAAATGGCAAAAAGGCGGTCTGCTACTGTGCTTCCGTCAGACATTCTCAGCGAACGGCAGATGTGTTTAATGAAAACGGCATAAAGGCGGCTCATATCGACGGCTCGACCCCAAAGGCAGAACGTGACAGCATTATCTCAGCTTTCCGCAGGGGAGATATAACTGTGCTGTGCAACGTTGACCTTATCTCGGAGGGCTTTGACGTCCCCGACTGCGAGTGTGCCATACTCCTGCGACCCACCAAGAGCCTTACTCTTTACATTCAGCAGGCTATGAGATGTATGCGGTACAGACCTAACAAAAGAGCCGTCATAATCGACCACGTTGGCAACTATGCAAGGTTTGGTATGCCTGACGATGACAGGGAGTGGAGCTTGGAGAAAAAGCCGAAAGCTCAGCATAAAAAGCAGGAGCAGAGCGACAAGGTGAAACAATGCCCCGAGTGTTTCTATACTTTCTCCGCTCCTCCTGCGGGGGTGAAAGTATGCTGTCCTCATTGCGGATATGAGTTCCCCTCAGCCGAGAGAAAGCTTGAAACAGATAACAGCGTGGGGCTTGTAAAGGTGGAGGGATTTAAGCTTGATTTTTCAAGTCCTGCCGATTGTCATACCTATCCCGAACTTTTGCAGTATGCGAAAAGTCACGGCTACAAATCAGGCTGGGCGTATTATCAGGCAAGGCAAAGGGGGCTTATAGGTTGACGGAAGAACACAGGATACAAAACGAGATACGCTGTGCGGTGTCGCCCTACTGCACTGTCTTTCGTGTGAACGTGGGCGAGGGCAGAACAGTTGACGGCAGATATTTCACTACAGGTGTGCCGAAAGGTTTTTCAGACCTGTTCGGCGTAAGGCATAAGGACGGCAGAGCTGTCTTTATCGAAGTCAAAACAAAGTCGGGACGAGTTCGTCCTGAGCAGAAGAAGTTCATAACAAAAATGCGTGAGTGCGGAGCATTGGCAGGCATATGCCGCTCAGCAGAGGACGCAGTAAATTTACTAACGGAGGAATAAAAAATGGGATTTAAGTCAAATCAATCAGAGGCATTTCAGAACGGATTAAAGCCTGAGGGCGTTTACGAGTGCATCATAACCGCTATCGAGGAACGCACGACAAAGAAAGGCTCGGTGGGTCTTAACTTCACTCTCGTCATCAGAAATGACGTGCAGGGACAGAAATACGGCAACTCCTGCCTGTTTCACACCATATGGAAAAAGCATGAACCTAACGAGAACGATATGCAGGTGGAGGGCTACAACTTTGCTCAGCTTATGGCAATGGGCAAGGCGGCCAAGCTTCCTGACGGCAAGGAGTATGACAGCCTTAAAGCATACTGCACCGACCTGCTGAACAAGTGCATAAGGGTAGATCTCACGCACGAGGAATGGAACGGCAAAGAGCAGGAACGCATTAATTTTGTCAACCCTACAAAGTATCCTGAGTGCAAGCATAAGTTCAAATCCTCTGCGCCAACGGCGGACAGCTTTGCGGCTAAGCAGACGGGCTTTGCAACGCCTAAGACAAATACGCAGGCTGACAGCGCCATAGGCTCGCTTGAAGATTTTGAGGACGTGCTTACAGATGACGGCGTGCCGTTCTGATTTCTGAGAAAAGCGAAAAGTCATAGTGCTTTTGCATAAAAACGCAGATGATATTTTGTGCAAACAAATGATTTATATTTTAATTTGGCAACATTTCTGCAATTGTTGCATTTTTAATGCAACTTTTTGAACGTTTTTCGGGGATAAGTGAAAGGCTTTGACTTTTCAAAATTTATGTTAGGAGTTGGATATATGTACGAACAAATACCGCAGGAGCTTAAAACCCTGCCAAACTGGATATGCTGGGACGCTGTGCCTGACCCCAAATCGCACAGCGGCATAAGAAAAATTCCTATCAATCCTAGAACAGGGGGAAAAGCGATGTCTAATAATCCGTCTACATGGACGGATTATGACACTGCTGTAAGAATATCTGAAAACTATTCAGGCATAGGATTTATGTTTAAAAACAGTGGATACTTTGGAGTTGACCTTGACGATATGCCGCAGGATCTTGAAAGCTACCAAAAAGGCGAGCATAGAGGTGTGATTTATGAATTTGTAAATATACTTCAAAGCTATACAGAATTATCGCAATCCGGTAATGGTATACACATAATCTGCAAAGGTAAACTGCCTAAAGGAGGCAGAAAAAAAAAGACAGAAAAAGGCGGATTTGAAATGTATGATGATGTCCGCTTCTTTATCATGACAGGCAACTCCTGCTCAGAATATGAGAGCATCGCAGAGTGTTCCGACAGCATAAAGCCATTGCACGAAAAGTATATAGGCGGCGGTCACGAGCCTGTGGCAAAGGCTGTTCCTACTGTCAGACTTGACACCGCAGACCAGATAATCAAAGCTGCGGCAGGAGCAAAGAACGGAGGAAAGTTCGTTTCCCTCTATAGTGGAAGAACCGCAGGATATGCTTCGCAGAGTGAAGCTGATATGGCGTTTTGTTCGATGCTTGCCTTCTGGACAGGCTGTGACGCAGAGAAAATGGATATGATATTCCGCTCCTCTGGTCTTATGCGTGAAAAGTGGGACAGAGCGCAAAGCGGTTCGACCTACGGCGCACTTACGATCCAGAAAGCCATTGCAGATTGCGACAAGACCTATTCGCCAAAGTTCGCAGGGGGATTTTCTCTCAACTTCAAGTCGCCCTCTGAGCCGATTTCTGTGGGCGCTGTGGAGCAGGAAGAAGCCAAGCCAAGACTTTATTCATTTGACGATACGGGCAACGCAGAACGCTTTGTTGACCTTTTTGGCGAGCAGGTGAGATACTGCTACACAGACAAACGCTGGCTTTGGTATGACGGCAGAAAGTGGTGTACCGATATGACAGGCACAGTAAAACGCCTTGCTGACAAGGCTGTGGCTTGCATGGCGGCAGAAGCAAAAGTGTACGCTCAGCTTGACGCAGACGAGGGAACGGATATGGCGAAAGCCTTTGAAAAGCATATGAAGTCCTGCCGTTCTAACAAATCAAAGAACGCCATGCTAAGCGAGGTCATGCACCACGTTCCTGTTCTGCCTGCTCAGATGGACAGATTTAAAACTGTTCTCAATACCCCGGGGGGAGTTATTGACCTGCGAAGCGGCGGCATATCTCCTCACGATCCTATGACATATCTGACGAAAATGACAGCCGTTGAGTATTCAGAGAACGCCGATTGTCCTCGCTGGCTTGCCTTTCTTGACGACATTTTCAGAGGGGATAAAGACCTTATCAGATACGTTCAGAAAGCTGTGGGATATTCCCTGACAGGCTCGACCACCGAGCAATGTGCGTTCTTTCTTTACGGAACAGGACGAAACGGCAAGTCAACTTTCATTGATATCATAAGGGATATTTTCGGGGACTATGCGGCAAATATCCAGCCTGAAACTATTATGGTGCGTTCAAATCAAAGCACCGCCATAAACAGCGATATTGCAAGGCTCAAAGGAGCAAGGCTCGTGACAAGCGTTGAGCCTAACGAGGGTGTTCGTATCAACGAGGGTCTGCTCAAACAGCTTACAGGCGACGATACTGTTACCGCAAGAAAGCTTTACGGTGACGAGTTCGAGTTCAAACCTGAGTTCAAGCTTTGGATGGCGACAAACCATAAGCCTGTCATCAGAGGAACAGATACGGGCATATGGCGAAGGATACATATGATACCCTTCACTGTGCAGATCCCCGAAGAAAAGATAGACCGCAGGCTGAAATACAAGCTGTCGGCGGAGCTTACGGGCATATTCCGCTGGGCAGTCGAGGGCTGTCTGCTGTGGCAGAAAGAGGGGCTTAAAATGCCTCGTGCCGTCCTTGAAGAAGTGAGGGAGTACCGCCGTGAAATGGACGTTATCTCTGCATTTGTTGAGGATAAGTGTACTGTGGGCAAGGGTCTGAGCGTTAAGTCAAGTCAGCTCTTTGCGGCATATCTTAACTGGGCTGAGCAGAACAATGAATATCGTATGAGTTCAACAAAGTTCGGTATGGAGCTTGCAAAACGCTTTGAGAAAGTAAAAGGCAGAGGGTGCAATTATTATTCAGGTATAACCCTTGACGAGCAAGTGTAAGTATCTGTAAGTGTGGAGGGTTGTGGATAGGTTGAGGGGTTTTCTTAACCTTTCGTATAAGAAAATAAAAAGAATATATATAAAGAAAGAGTTCTTGAAAAACAGCGAAAACCCTCCACAACCCTCCACAAAAGGGGGTATCAACTATAAAGATAGATTTCAAAAGAATGTCACAAGAAGAGTTCGCAAGATATGAAGACATGGCAATAGACGGCAGGCTCATTTATGACGAGTATCCTGCTGAGGAATATAAGTATTTCTCGCAGTTATCAAGACTTGGCTACAAGAACAGGCACGAGGGGTGGTCGAAAGAGATATGCGAGGACAAGCAGGCGGAATACAAGCGGGAGTATCTTCACAGTAAAGAGCAAAACGGCAGGTTTTTCAGGCAAGCCTGCATAATGCAGGAGAATATCCGCAGAGGGCAGACAACGGTCTGGAAGATAAACAAAACGCAGGACAGGGAAGAAAAGCTCACATACGCATTGCAGGCGCTTGAACTGATACTCTGCGACGAGGGGCTTGCGAAACATAACGGAGTAAACTTACCCGAATATGCAGGCTGTGAATACTGCAATGGAGTGACAGAGTGGAGCGAAAAGCTTGGTGCAGACGGCAAGGAAGTCCGTTTTGAGTTCTGTCCTGTTTGCGGAAGAATGATCGAGGAGGGATAAAGGTTGACAATACAAGAAAAGATATCACGCTATCAGCTGATACCAAAGCTCATAGCCAATCTTGAAGAAAACAGGGCAAGGATACTGAATGGGAAAGCCGTATGCTATGACAAGAATGACAGTTCGGCAGGAACGTCCGGCAACACGGCTGAAAGTTCAATGCTGAGTTATGCCTGCAAGGGTGAGAAACAAAAGGAGCTGAGCGAAGAGCGTGCAAGGCTCACGCAGGAGATACAGTCTGAGATAGACGAAATGTTCTGCAATGAGGAAGCTGAAACCATAGATACGGCAAGGATAATCAAGCTGTATTTCATCAATGGTATATCGGTGAAGAAGATAGCTCACAACTATATTTTCAGAGATTACAAAACTGTGCTGAGAATGTTTCACAATGGCTGTGAGAAATTAAATATACCACACAAGACCACTCAATACCACTTGCAGGAACGCACATAGTATGATATCATTACAATAGCCAATAAGGCAAGCAAACATTTGCGGACCTCCATAAAAAAGTCCGACGGGGCGAAAGCTCCGTATGCAGGTCGAGAGCTTATAGGCTCAATGCTTGCTCCAACATTTACAAAACTCCTTATAATATTTTCACAAGAGGCACTCCTATGGGGTGTCTTTTGCGTTGCACGGAGGTATACAATGCCAATACCAAGACCAGACCGAAGCGGTTCACACCAACAGCAGTTCCGTATCAACAAGAAGAAAATCTACGCTACCCAAACAGTTTGCGGTATCTGCGGTAAGCCTGTTGATTTTTCTTTGAAGTATCCGCACCCGCTGTCAGCTTGCATAGATCATATCATACCCATTGCAAAAGGCGGTCACCCTTCGGACATTTCAAACTTGCAGTTGGCACATTGGTGTTGTAATCGTCAGAAATCTGACAAATTGGTGGAAAAACAGGTGTTTGACCAGTCTCTCGACCTGATTTCCAACCGAATTTTACCACAATGCTACGATTGGAAGAATTTTTAACAAAATATTGACAATATGGGGGGTAAGCCCCCTTTTGAGGTCAAAAAAGACCTTCACCGCCGCACTGCTTATATTTCTCGCAGGATTGAAATAACTGGAAAGGATATACAAGATGAGCGAATACAAAGGCATGGCATATTTGAAAAAGAAGCTTTCATTAAAGGCTTCAAGGGTCAATGTGCGCTATGACTACTATCACATGAAGAACGGCCTTGCTGACATGGGCAATATGATACCGCCAAGCTATAACTGGATACGTCCTGTGCTAGGCTGGTGTGCAAAGGCTGTTGATACCCTTGCGGACAGAATAGTATTTGACAGCTTCGAGGACAATAGTTTCTACGTCAACGAGATATTTGACAACAATAATCGTGACGTGTTCTTTGATTCTGCCATTCTCTCAGCATTGGTGTCCTCCTGCTGTTTTGTGTATATTTCGGCTGATGAAACAGGCTATCCACGCTTACAGGTCATTGACGGCAGTAACGCTACTGGCATTATCGACCCTATTACGAATATGCTCCGTGAGGGCTATGCAGTGCTTGACAGGGATAACAATTTCAACCCCACCATTGAAGCGTACTTCACCGCCGAACAGACAGAGATATATCGCAGAGGCTATGATGTTGAGATATATGACAATCCTGCACCTTATCCTCTGCTTGTGCCTATCATATACCGTCCTGACGCTGTTCGCCCTTTCGGCCACAGCAGGATATCAAGGTCGTGTATGGAGCTTGTGCAGGAAGCTATGAGAACGCTCAGGCGGTCGGAAGTATCAGCCGAGTTTTACAGTTTCCCACAAAAATATATACTTGGTCTTTCGGATGATGCCGAGAAAATGGACAAATGGGGTGCAACAATGTCCTCACTGCTGACTATCACCAAAGATGATGACGGCGGCAATCCTACTGTCGGACAGTTTCAGCAGCAGTCCATGTCACCATACTCTGAACAGCTTAAATCTATAGCTTCACTGTTCGCTGGAGAAACAGGGCTGACCCTTGACGACTTGGGCTTTGCGACATCCAATCCTGCCAGCTGTGAAGCTATCCGTGCGGCTCACGAAAACCTCAGGCTTACCGCACGCAAGGCTCAGAGAACTTTTGGCAGTGGTTTCCTTAACGTGGCTTATCTTGCCGCCTGCGTTCGTGATAACACGGCCTATATGCGCTATGCTTTCAGTGACATCAAACCGCAGTGGCTTCCTATTTTTGAACCTGATTCTGCCGCACTCTCAGGCGTGGGCGACGCTATTTTGAAAATAAATCAGGCTGTTCCTGACTATCTAGGCGCAAAGGGTATCCGTCAGCTCACGGGCATAGAGGGCGAAAACAATGGCTGATATCGGTGCAGAACTTCTTGAAAAAATTCGTGCTGAATTTCAAAAGGCATGCAAGGCCGACAAGTATATTCAATCTGTTTTGAAGAAAATAGATGGCGGCACTGCAAAAATGGAAGAAGTCGCCATGCTATCGAAACAGCTCGGATTTAGAGTCTCTCAGGCTATCGGTGCACACGTCAACGTAGCGGCCTTGCCTGACGGCAAAATGTACTACAACATCGCCGATACCATACTCACGGGCGTGTTGAAAGATAACTATGATATCATCAACTCTGCGGCAACAGAATGTCAAAAAGCCCTTGACAGCCAAGTAGGCATAAACATCACACCTCAGCAGGCTGAATTCCCTACGGAGCGTGTACAGGCGGTAGTCAATGCGGCTTCTGTACCAGATATTGCAGAAGATAAGATGATACGGCGAATGACAGCTCCGGCGCAGAACATCACCGAAAGTTTTTACAACGATTATGTGCAAAAAAACGTGAAGTTTCGTTCTGATGCAGGGCTGGACTGCTACATTATCCGCAACGATCATGGCGGCTGTTGTGAGTGGTGCTCAAAGCTGGCAGGCAAATATCACTATCCCGAAGATGTTCCGAAAGATGTTTACCGCAGGCATGATAACTGCGGCTGTACTGTTACATATCTCAACGGCAGGAAGGCACAAAACGTGTGGAGCAAGACCAAGTGGGACGTTTCTGACGATGAGCTTGAACGTATGAAAAAAGCTGGTTCAAGACAGCCTGCGAGGCTTGACAAACGTGGCGTAAGTGGTATAATGAAGGAAAATAGCAGTATGGCTAAATTCATTCCTGCTGATACCATTGAAAATGCCAAGGAATATACACTAAAATTTGCCGACAAAGTTAACGTGAAAAATGTCAAAAATCTCAATTCACTTAATACAGTGAATGAAACATTAACTGACTTAACTGCAAAATACCCCGTTGATAGGTTACAAGATATAAATTGTTCGTCAACACTAAAAAAAGCAAACGCTCGAGCAAATGGTGGAGGCTTGGATATAAGCACTAAATATCTTAACGAACCACCAGCAATGGTTACCGATTGGAAAACAAGGAATGAGCAATTTGCCAAGCTTATTCCCGAATATCAAGCAGCAATAAGCAGTGGCAAATATAGTGCTGCACAGGTCAGAAAATTAAAGAAAGACCTTGCTCAAATAGAAGAAGGCATAAAATATAGCCGGTGGAGTATGTCAAGTACATTCAGTGGCACAAATGCGGTAAAAGCAACAGTAGCACATGAATATGGGCACATTATTGCAGATCAATATTTCGGACAAATTAACAGAGGTCTGTATTGTAAAAATTATGGTGATCCAAGAAGTGTGAAAATAAAAAGCATGGTTGATGATGCTTTTCGCAAGGCAAAGCAGACAGGCGATATTTATAGCATTTCGCAGTATGCAAGCACGGACAGTCACGAGTTTTTTGCAGAATGTTTTTGTGCACATTACCACGGAGAAGAATTTCCTGATTATATTGAGCAAATGTTAAAGGAGGCATTGACAAAATGAAACAATGTAAAAATTGCATTTCTTATGATGCTGAAATGGAAGCACTTCGTCAAAGCGGCGATGATGTTATTATTGTCGGGCATGGAAATGACGAAGAAAAAAATTATTGTTTCACATATCCAGAGGGCATACCGTTAGAAATAGCAAAAGACAGGTGTGCTTGTGAATTAAAAATTTCTAAAGAAGATTTTAAAAACAATAATGCTTGACCGCTCCGCTACGGCGAGGCGGTATTTTTATACCCAAAATCAGAAAGGACGGATAAATATGAATTTCGGACAGGCGCTCGAAGAAGCAAAGAGAGGTAAGAAAATAGCAAGAAAAGGCTGGAACGGCAAAGGACAGTATGTTGAGCTTGCCACTAATGTTAGTTATAAATCATCTAATGGTACTGTGACAAATGTAGACCATAAGGATATGGGCAATAAAGCATTAGCGTTTGTGGGAACTTCTGGCGTACAACTTGGCTGGCTTGCAAGTCAAGCAGATATGTTGTCGGAAGATTGGCAGACAATAGACTAATCAAACATTGGAACTAAGCACCTTAACGGGTGCTTTTTTCGTACCTAAAGGAGGTAATCCACTATTGAGGATAAGAGAGTCGGCAGGCAGACCCCCACCATATCGGTAGTGTTGCCGTATGAACAGACTAAAGGCAATGAGGCTATCGCAATGTACAACAAATCGGGGCGCACCGCACAGGAATGGCAGGAGCTAATGCTTTATGACATCATGGCGGTGGACGATGAGGGATTGTGGAAACACATGAAGTTCGGCTGGTCGATACCAAGACGTAACGGCAAGTCGGAGCTGCTTATTATGCGTGCGATCTATGGCCTGCAAAATGGTGAACATGTGCTTTATACCGCCCACAGGACAACAACGTCACATTCGGCGTGGGAGAAGATCATCGACCTTATCACAAAAATGGGCTTTCTTGAAAAAGAGGACTTCAAGACCACAAAGCAGATGGGCTTGGAGCGTATACAATGGCTCAAAGGCGACGGAATTATCAACTTCCGTACACGTTCCAGCAAGGGCGGACTTGGCGAGGGCTATGACCTGCTTATCATAGATGAAGCACAGGAATACACCACAGACCAAGAAACAGCCCTAAAATATACCGTCACAGACAGTCGCAACCCTCAGACCTTGATGTGCGGAACGCCGCCAACAATGGTGTCCGCTGGTACGGTTTTTACAAAGTACAGACAAAAGACGATATCGGGCAAAGGCGGTGATGACGGCTGGGCTGAATGGTCTGTGCCGAAGCTCACGAACGCGCATGATTCTGAGCTTTGGTACGCCACTAATCCGTCTTTAGGCACTATCCTCACAGAGCGTAAGATACGCTCTGAGCTTGGCGACCCAAAAGACGACCAGGTTGATGATAATATCCAGCGTTTAGGCTTGTGGCTCACCTATAACCAAAAGTCGGCTATAAGCAAGGGCGAGTGGCAGGCACTTTGCATCACTGGCAAACCCGATATCAGCAGAGAGCTGTTTTTCGGCATCAAGTATGCAAAAGTCACGGATAATGTATCTTTGGCTGTCGCTGCGAAAACAGCAGACGGCAAGATATTTGTCGAGGCTATCGACTGCCGCCCTGTAAGGGAGGGAAACGGCTGGATAATCGCATATCTGCGCAATCCGCATATGCGTGAAACTGTCATTGACGGAGCAAACGGACAGTCTTTGCTTGCATCGGATATGAAAAACGCAGGTATCAAGCGCAAGCCTATCCTGCCGAAAGTCGCTGATGTGATCACTTCGTCAGCAGGTTTTGAACGAGGGGTATTCGCACAGAATATTTGTCACGCAGATCAGCCGTCCCTTGAACAGGTCATTGCCAACTGTGAACACAGAGCGATAAGCTCAGGCGGAGGTTTTGGCTACACCTCAATTCTCGAGGGTGCTGACATATCGTTGCTTGAGGCGGTGGTGCTTGCTCACTGGGCGTGTGCAAATTCATCAGACAAGAAGAAAGTACAGAAAATAAGCTGGTAACAGTTTATTATATATCACCTACACCGCAGGGTAAAGCGGGGAAAGGAAACACTATGGCAGAATTTGAAGCTATAACAACACAGGAAGCCTTCGACAATGCGATAAAGGCAAGGCTCGACCGCAACACGGATACAGTCAAGAAACAGTTTGAGGGTTACATTTCCCCTGACGACTTCAAGACAAAGACAGCCGACCTTAACAGCAAGATCACCGACCTTACAGGCAAGCTTGCGGAAAAGGATACAGCTATCGCAGACCTCACGGCTAAGAACAAGGCATACGAGACCAGCTCGGTAAAAATGAGAATTGCCCATGAAAACGGTATCCCATATGAGCTTGCGAACAAGCTTTCAGGAGACACAGAAGAAGATATCAAGAAGGACGCTGAAACATTTGCAAAGTTTATCGGCAAGAAGCAGGCAGCCCCTCTTGGTCACCCAGAACACAATCACGCAGACGGCAAGAATGCGGCATATAAGTCGCTCCTTGCAAGTCTGAAAAATTAGTTTGAAAGGAAGTAATATTTATGGCAGACATTCTCTCAAAGGGTGCAAAGTTTGACCCTGTTCTTGTAACAGAACTTTTTGACAAGGTTAAGGGTAAGTCCTCACTGGCTGCACTTTGCGACCAGACACCTATCGCATTCAACGGACAGAAAGAGTACATTTTCACAATGGATGATGAAGCAGATCTTGTAGCTGAAAACGGCAAAAAGACAAGGGGAAGCGTTGCGCTTAACCCTGTGACTATCGTTCCAGTTAAGCTTGAGTACGGCTCACGAATTTCAGACGAATTTCTCTACGCTTCTGAGGAAGCTCAGATAGACATTCTGAGAAATTTCTCTGACGGCTTTGCAAAGAAAGTGGCAAGAGCCCTTGACATCATGGCTTTTCATGGTGTTAATCCAAGAGCCAAGACAGCTTCTACGCTTATAGGTACAAACCACTTTGACAACGGTGTAACTGTGATAAAGCAGGACAGCACGTCACCAAAGACTCCTGACGCTCTTATCGAGGAGGCTATCGCTGCAGTGCAGGACAACGAATATGATATCTCAGGTCTTACAATGGCGCCGTCATTCAGATCCGACCTTGCAAAAATGGTGGACACAAGCGGCAGAAAGATTTATCCTGACCTTGCTTGGGGCAATGCACCGACTTCTATGAACGGTATTCAGACAGTTACTAACAACACTGTTTCGTTCAATTCAAGCAAAGACCTTGCCATTGTGGGCGACTTTGCGAGAGCCTTTAAGTGGGGCTACTCAAAGGAAATTCCACTTTCAATCATTCCGTATGGTGATCCTGACAACAGCGGACAGGACCTCAAGGGCTACAATCAGGTATACATCAGAGCCGAAGCATATATCGGTTGGGGCATTCTCGACAAGTCCGCATTTGCTGTCATTCAGTCAGCTGCTAAGTAAGGGGGCGGTATAAATGGCGGCAGAGTACGCAACTATCGAGGACGTTATAAGGCTCGGTCGAAAGCTCACGACTGAGGAGCAGGAAAAGGCAGCGGCTCTGCTGCCTGTCGCCTGTGCAAAGCTTTCAACTGCCTGCAAGAAGTATGGCAAAGACCTTGACATTATGATAGCTGACGAGCCTGACATAGAGCTTGTGGCAAAGGATATCATAGTCCGTGCTGTACTGAGAGCTGTTGACGCTATTGCGGACAGCTCTCCTGCGGCTTCGCAGGCTTCACAGTCTGCTATGGGCTACTCAGTATCAATGACCTACCTCAACGCAGGACAGCAGTTATACTTCCTTAGGAACGAACTGAAAGAACTGGGCGTTATGCGGCAGAGATACGGAGCTATGGAGGTATATGACGTATGAGACTAAGCATCAAGGGCATACCCGTTAAGCTTTCTGTAAAAACGCAGACAGGTATTGACGGCTTTAACAGACCTACATATGAGGTATTTCAGGAAGTTGTCGAAAACGTGCTTGTGGGCGAGCCGTCCGCAGAGGACGTTGTGAACGAGATCAACCTGTCAGGCAAACGCATAGCTTATGTGCTAGCTATACCGAAAGGCGACACTCACACATGGGAGAACACGGAAGTTGAGTTCTGGGGAATGACGTTCAAAACTGTTGGTATCCTTACGCAGGGCATTGATGATAATATCCCTTTACAATGGAACAAGAAAGTAAAGGTGGAACGCTATGAGTAAAGTTAAGATAGAGCTTGACCACAACGCAGTTGCGGCGTTTCTCTGCTCTGCACCTGTCGAAAGCATGGTCAAGGGATATGCTGACAGAGCCGTTCAGAGGCTTGGCACAGGGCATAAAGCGTATACTATCACATGGACAAGATATCCGAAAATGCGCCGTAAGGTCGCTATCGTCAAGGCTAAGACAAAGAAGGCTCAGCGTGCTAATCTTAGAGATAACACACTTTTAAAGGCGGTGCTTGGCAAGTGATAGAGAAGATAATTCTTGACTGGCTGGGGGCAAAGCTTGACATTTCAGTTTATCTTGAAGAACCTAAAAACCCACCAAAAGAGTATGTGCTTATCGACAAGCTAGGCTCGGCAGAGAATGATTTTATCACCTCTGCCACCATAGCCGTTCAGAGCTACTCAGCGAGCCTATACGGGGCGGCAGAGCTTAACGCAAAAGTTAAAGCGGCTATGGCTGAAAGCGTGTCGCAGGGTGACATATGCCGCTGTGCGTGCACATCAGACTACAACTACACGGACACAGAAACAAAGCGATACCGCTATCAGGCGGTATTCGATGTAACCTACTACGACGAGGAGTGATAATACTATGGCAAACAACAAAGATAACGTATCAACAGGCAAGCCAAAGGTAGGCGGAGCGGTTTTCACAGCGGTCACAGGATCTACACTGCCAACAGATGCAACAACGGCACTTGACGCAGCATTCAAGAGTTTGGGCTACTGCTCCGAGGACGGAGTAACAAACAGTTCGGGCATTTCTACCGAGAATATAAAGGCGTGGGGTGGAGATATCGTTGACACACCGCAGACAGAAAAGACGGACACTTTCAAGGTCAAACTGATAGAGTGTACCAATACAGATGTGCTGAAAACTGTCTACAATGGCAGCAATGTTTCGGGTGACCTTGACACGGGTCTGACTATCAAGGTAAACAGTGCCGAGCATGAAGATCAGGCGTTCGTATTCGATATGATACTGAAAAACAACGTACTGAAAAGAGTGGTCGTTCCGTTCGGCAAGGTGACGGAGATATCTGACATCACCTACAAAGACAATGAGCCTATCGGCTATGAGCTGACTATCACAGCCACACCTGACGAGAACGGCAATACACACTATGAATACATGAAGAAAGGGGAATAACCTATGCTGACAGGAAAGACAGAAAGCGGTTTTGAGTTTGAAATAGAGGAGAAGACCCTTGACGACTATGAGTTTATCGAAGCTGTCGGTAAGTGTGAACAGGGCGACCCCCTTGCATATGTCAAGGTAGTTGACGCAGCTCTGGGAAGTAAGAAAGAAAAAGCTTTTGCGAAGATAAGAGAAAAGTGCGGCTATGTATCGGCTAAAGAGATAACAAAGCTGATCGTGGAGATCTTCCAGACCCCTAAAGCAAAAAACTCCTAGTCCTTGCCGCTGTCATGGAGCGTTATCCTGATGAGCTTGATTGCGATATGGCACAGTATTATCACATATACGACTTTAAGTCGCTACCTGCACGAAAGGTGGCGATTTTTCTTTGCGGTCTTGACAGCAGTTCACGGGTCAAGCGCAAACTCAACGGCGTTGGCGGTTCGTTTTCTGAAATACTGCTTGCGCTGATATTTGACCGCCTGCAATGGATATGTTGGTCGCAGACAAAGGACGGACAAAGAGGCGTGAACGTACCGCAGTCAATAGCTGAAAAGCTTATAGGTAAAAGCGAGAGTGACAGCGAGATAACAGCGTTCCAAAGCGGTGAGGATTACGAGAAAGCGAGAAGAAAAATCTTAGGAAAGGAGGACTAACATGGCAGAAGAAAACGGCACACAGCTAGGCAAGGCATATGTGCAGATAGTTCCGTCTATGCAAGGGCTTGCATCAGAGCTGAGAAGAGCGTTCGGGGATAGTATGCCCGATGGTCACAAGTTCGGAAGCTCTCTTGGCGGCAAGGTCGTTTCGGGCTTTGGAAGCACCATCAAAAAGGGCTTTGCACTTGCCGCAAAAGCTGGCATAGCAACTATATCGGCAGCAAGCGCAGGCATAGGAGCTATAGTCAAAAGCTCTGCGAGCGCATATGCGGACTATGAGCAGAATATAGGCGGTATAGAAACGCTGTTTAAGGATAATGCCGATACTGTCGTAAAGTACGCAAGCGAGGCGTACAAGACCGCAGGGATATCCGCTAATGACTATATGCAGAATGTCACAAGCTTTTCTGCTTCACTCCTGCAAGGCTTGGGCGGTGATACAGCACAGGCGGCTAAGATAGCCAATGAAGCAATGGTGGATATGTCGGACAATGCCAACAAAATGGGTACTGATATATCGTCTATTCAAAACGCATATCAGGGATTTGCTAAGCAGAACTATACCATGCTCGATAACCTCAAACTCGGCTATGGCGGTACTGCGGCAGAAATGGCAAGGCTTATCAATGATTCAGGCGTACTAGGGGATTCGATAAAGGTCGATGAAAAGACCGTCAACAGCGTGTCATTTGACAAAATGATAGAGGCTATCCACAAGGTACAGACCGACCTTGACATCACCGGTACAACTTCCAAAGAAGCGGCAACAACAGTTTCCGGTTCTCTTGGCTCTGTGAAAGCAGCGTGGGCGAACCTTATGGCAGGAATGGGTGACAAAAACGCTGACCTGAAAAATCTTATCAAGGAAATGGTAAACACAGTAAAGACCTTTGCAAAGAACATTATGCCTGTCATAAAGCAGGCTCTTTCAGGGGTCACAACGCTTATAAGTGAGCTAGCTCCTGACATAGCAGCCGAGCTTCCTCAGCTTGTGAGCGACCTGCTCCCACAGCTCATAGAAGCAGGAGCACAGATATTTCAGGCGCTTGTAAAAGGCATTTCCGATAATATCGGTACGATAACGCAGGCGGCCATAACAGCCATTACAACTATCGCAACAGCTCTTATACAGAACACAGGTCCTCTTGTGCAGGCATTGGCAACTATAATGACCACCATTGCACAGGCTTTGCCGACTATATTGCCCGACCTTACAGAAGCGATAAAGCAGCAAATGCCATTGATATTGCAGGCTATACTTGACAGCTTACCTGCGATAATCGAATGTACTACACAGATAATCGTAACAATAGCAGAAACATTAGCCAACAATATTAATCTTATTGTTGACGGCGCTGTCAAAATCATTGATACATTAGCAATGTCACTTTCTGATAGTGATACAGCTAAAAAGCTTACAGAAGCAGCATTTAAAATAGTATTTACCCTAACCAAAGAGATAGTAAAAAACCTTCCTGATATTCTTGCCAGCGGCATACTTATAGCTGTTGAAATTGTCAAGGGAATTGCACAAGGTATGGTGGACTTTTTTGCACCTGTTTCAGACGCTTTATCTGATATGCTTATCGACCTTACAGACTGGTTTTCACGTAAGTGGAACGATTTCAAGGAGTGGGGTTCAGATATGATACAGGCGTTTATAGACGGCATAAAAGAAAAGTGGCAGAGCCTTAAAGACACTGTATGTGACGTAGCTTCAAGCGTTAAGGACTTTCTCGGCTTTTCTGAGCCTGACAAAGGACCTCTTTCAAACTTCCACACTTTTGCGCCTGATATGATGGACCTATTCGCAAAGGGCATAGCAGACAACGAGGACACTATCACAATGCAGTTCAACAGGTCATTGCAACCGCTTATGGATACGGATATCATACCGCCAAGCTTTTCGGCATTGCCTGAAAAGAGCGTGAATAACGGCGGTAATGATACCATGAACAAGATCATCGCCCTCCTAGAAACCTACTTTCCACAGCTTGCGCAGCAAGGAAACATTTATCTTGACGGCGACAAGCTCACGTCAAAGGTGGACGGAAAACTAGGCGAGAGGGTCACAAGCAATGAAAGGAGGCTTGCAAGTGTCTAGTGAATATATAGAATTTGGTGGCAAGAAGTCCACCGATTTCTATTTGGTTATCCAAAAGGACGGCGTTCAGATATCTCAGCCGGAGGAAAACAGAATAGAAGCCACCTTGCCATTTATGAACGGCTTTTATGATTTTTCCAAAATGGCAGGAGAAAGGACGTACAAACAGCGTGATATCACGATAAAATTCAGCCTTTCTGCAAAAGATGAAAACGAACTTTACCGCCGCAAGTGTGATGTTGTCCGCTGGCTCAGCGGTGCAAAGGACGAGTTGAGGATAAGCTTTCTGACAGACTATCACTTTGTGGGGGCAACGGCTGTGTTTGATACCTCTGCATTTGAGTTCACTTCACGGCGCACCGCTGATCTGACAGTGAACTTCAAAACGTATCCTTTTCTGCGTTCTGATGATTACTCAGATATTGGTTTTGACAACTTCAACTTTGAAACCGATTATCTGAACTTGACGGATATATCGCTGACAGCGGTCGAGCAGACACGATACGCCCCTCCTGCGACCCTGAAAGTCTATTCATATGCTGATAGACACATACGTCCACGCCTTTCTTATAAGCGCTCAGAGGACGATGCAAAGAGTGTGGGATTCACCTATTTTGCACTCAATGACAAAGAGATAAGTGCAAGTGTATACCGCAACACGGAGAAAGAATTTGACCTTGACGAGCTGACTTTACAGCCTGGTGTGAATACTCTTGCGGCTTATGGCTTCGGTACACTCACGCTCGAACTTTACGAGGAGGCACTCTGATGTTCATAGTAACGATAACAAATGGAGTGGAAAACGCTATCATACACAGCGACGGCACAGACCGCATATCAGGCGGCAAGGTTGCAAAGTCTATCAACGCTGTGGATAGTTTCAGCTTTACCATATATCCGAACAATGCAGGGTATGACCTCTTGAAGCCGCTTACAACGGCTGTCAAGGTCTATGATGAAAGTACTGACAAGGACATTTTTATAGGCAGGGTCTTAAAGTGTCCTGACAGCATGGATGAGAGAGGTCTGATATGCCGCAAAGTCACCTGTGAGGGGCGTTTAGGTTGGCTATATGACAGCGTTCAGCCGTATGTTGAATACAAAATGGTAGGTATATCAACAGTGCTTTCTTCGTTCTTGTCAAAGCACAATTCTCAGGTGGGTGCAGATAAGCGTATAGAGCCGGGACAGGTAACTGTTACGGCAAGCAACAACTACACATATACTGCAAATTGGGACAAGACAATGGACGTCATTGCCGACAAGCTTATAGGAAAATTCGGTGGTGAGATACAGCTTCGTGATAAAGATGGCAAGGTATATCTTGACTATTTGGAGAACATAGGACACGGTACAGACACCACCATAGAGCTTGCGGTCAACCTTAAAACCATATCACGAGAAGTGGACGAAACGGCGGTCATAACACGTCTTTATCCATTGGGCGCAAAGCTTACAGACAGCGAAAAGCGGTTGACTATCGGCACTGTGAATGGTGGCAAGGACTACATAGAAGACAGTTCTTTGGTCGCAAAGTACGGCATTATAAGCGGTACGCAGATATGGGACGATGTGACACTTGCAAGCAATCTTCTCAGCAAGGGCAAGGCGTACCTTAAATCTGTCAACCGTGCGAAAGTGCAGTATCAGATAACAGCGCTTGACCTTTCGAGGATAGACAAGCGATTTGAGCAGTTTGAGCTTGGCTGTTGGTACAGAGTAAAAAATAGCCTTATGGGGATAGACGAGGACTTACGCATTGTGGGCATATCCATAGACCTTGACAATCCGCAGGCTTCACAGCTAACCTTCGGTGACCGATTTGAAACGCTTTCGGGCTTTATGACAGCGAAAACACAAAGCCTGCAATCTGCTATAGATAACTCAGAGTTTAGGAACAGACAGGTCATAGACAGCAAGATAGAAAATGCCACAAAACTGATTACAGGTGCAGAGGGCGGTCACGTTATACTCGACCCGTCTGAGAAGCCTCAGCGCATTCTGATCATGGACACGGCTGATATAAACACCTGTAAATCCTGCATTCAGCTGAATTATAAAGGTTTAGGATTTTGGACACCTGAATTGGCAAAAAAGGCTGGGCAAGCCGACGGTGGTTCTGCAAAAGGCGGACCATATACGAATGCGTGGACTATCGACGGAAATTTGGTGGCTAGTTTTATAACCGCCCTGACCTTAACAGGTTTGAAGATAAATAACGGCTCAGGCACCTTTTCGGTATCTGAGGACGGAACAGTTGTTGCCAATAGGCTGTCGTCAAAATCAGCAGATATAACAGGCGGAACTATCAATCTACAGACATCTAGTGAAACTACCAGTGCCATTCAGCTGTCACATAACGAATGGACAGTTAGAATTAGTCCATTGGAAATACGCATTGACAACGCAAGCATAAGTGGTCACGTTGTCATACAGGCAGGTGCAGTATTCGGATATAATGGCGAAAGACAGACGTTTACGCTAAGTACGGAAGACGGAAGTTTAACTCTTTGTGATGAGAACAGTAAGCCTGCTATATTTTGTCTTGGAAAAACAGGCGAAATTTACTGCAAGAGCATCTCGACAGAAAATCACACACTGAATTAAAAAGGGGGGCAAATTTATGGCAAACATAGACCTTTCACAATTTATAGAAACTGTATCAACAGCATTTGAAGGCAGACAGGTAAGGCAGGCATTTGTTGACGCACTGACGGCAACAGAACAGGCAGTAAATGACCTAAACCAGAACAAAATCAAAAGCGGCACGATTGAATACACGCTGGAAAAGGCAGCTTCAAGCGTGCAGATACCGCTGAATTTGGATTTCACGCCAAAGCAGATATGCGTGTCGCTGAGGGATATCGGCACACCTAGCCCATTTCAGAACTACTGCACCCATGTGCAGGTATACAAGGGCGCATATTTTGTAGTAATCTGCATGGGTCCTAGCAATGGCGCAACCACTGTCAACGTGCCTGCAGGAACGTACAGCATAGACTACATAGCAATCGTATAGGGGGTGCAAAACAATGGTAATCAAATTGGACGAAAACTATAACGCAATGACATCAACAGCCCTTTTGGGCTATGTCGGTGAAACTAATGCCAGACCCGTGTCTGTCGAGGGCATGGAGGTAGACGGCGCAGACCGCTATGTGCTGACTATCGACTACGGTGATGGCACTGTCTATGAGGTCGATATCACAGGTGGACAGTGGACACCAACGGCAGATATCTTACGTTCAGCGCAGACAGTATCGTGTCAGATATGTGCAAAGAAACTGTCAGGCGATGAGTATATCCTGGTTAAAAAATCACGCATATTCCGCCTGAGAATAGGTGCGGCTATAGGCGATAATGCAGTACCATCGCCCGATGTGGCTATGGACGCACTGGACCGCATAGACGCCATAGGCAGGCAGGCGCACGCAGATATGCAGACAGCCGTCACCGCCGCAGAAACAGCGACAACAATGGCAAAAAACGCCGCTAAATCTGCCACAGCCGCAGAGAAATCAGCCGACACGGCAACGCAGGCGGCAAGCCGAGCTGAAACCGCAAAGACAGCGGCTGAAACGTCCGCAACACAGTCAGAAACCGCAAGGCAGGGTGCAGAAAACGCACGTCAGCAGGCGGTCACATCACAGAATAACGCTAAAATATCCGCAGCGCAGGCGGCAACATCAGCACAGCAGACCACAGCCGACAAGAACATAACGGCAGGTTATGCAAAGACAGCTAAGACCTGCGCTGACAGCACTGCGGCAGACAGACAGGCGGTGCAGGATATGGCAACACAGGTGACGGCGGACAAGACCACAGTGGCAGACCATGCCGCTAAGGTCGCAGAGGACAGAACAGCCGCTGAAACTGCTGCACAGACGGCGCAGGCGGTGGCTGACAGTCTGCCTGATGATTATGTAACGGCTGTCGGAAAAATCGCTGAAAATACGGCTGAAATTTCTGCGGTAAAGCTGACGGATAAAGAACTGCAACGTAGGGTAAATGCACTGTACGACATGGGCAACGGCATAACACATCAGTTTGAAACGGACAGCGGAACGGCATATGCAAAGACAGTGCCTACGGGCGGTAAGCTGATGAGCGTGAAGTCAATAGGCGGTCATTCTGAGGTCATTGACGGTGAGATTGTCAGCGCAGGCACGGAGAGCGTTGTGGAGCAAGGAAAGAATTTGTGGAATTTGGAAGGCTACACAGCTAGTGACCTAGTTAATTTGAACGCAGGCTATTGGGGCATAAAATTGAACGTAAAACCAAATTCTGCATACTGCATTTCGGTCACACGAGATACTGCGTTATGCGGAACATATGGAAAATTGATGGGCGCAGATAAGCGTGAAATTAAATTTTTTGGGCATAAGACAATGAGTGATATAAATGCCTATACAGGACACCCTATCACATTTCAAACGGCTGATGAGGATTATGTGTATGTTGCGATTAATTCATTCAATGGTTTTGACACATGGAAATCTGATTTTCTAAAATATTTTCCAAGTTTCCAGATTGAAAAATCATCAACCGCCACAGCCTACGCCCCCTACCACCGCAATACATACCAAATTCCAGAAGCAATCCGCAATCTGCCTGGATACGGCATTGAGGGGAATGTGACAGACTATGAGGCTAAGACCTATACACAAAACAACACTGTTGACGGTACGGAAATCAAGGCGTTAGATACACCAATCGTCACCGATATTTCAGCCCTAATACCTGATGATTTTCTGCGAAACGTAGAAGTTGAAGCAGGCGGTTCAGTGATTTTCAAAAACAGCAACGACAGCTATCTGATACCAGTGCCGTCAGAAGAAGAGTATATCGTGAAACTAAGTGAAGTAGGAGGTAGCGTATGACGGATTTACAAGAAGAAATGCTGAAAGCCGCAGGATTGACGGAAGACAATTTTCGCAAGCCCAAAGTCACCGAGATAGACAGGATAAAGGCAAACGTTGATTTTCTGGCTATGCTGAACGGTGTAGAGTTGGAGGTGAGCGGCGATGAGTAAGAACTACGTCAAGGTCAAGAGATACTATGACAACCGTTTGTGGTCGGCTGCTATGGTACACGCCGCTGTCGGCAAGTGGATCACGGCGGAGGAGTATACAACAATCACGGGACAAACATACGAAAGCGAGGAACAGTAATGAAAGAAAACACAGCAAAAATCATCATTTCAGCGATAGCCGCAGGGCTGTCAGCGTATTTCCGTGTTATGGCGATACCTATAGTCATTCTGGTGCTTGTGATGATCATTGACTACATTACAGGAATGTGGAAAGCATGGAACAGGGGCGAACTTTCAAGCCGTGTCGGTCTTAAAGGGCTTTTCAAAAAGGTCGGCTACATATTTGTGGTGGCGGTGTCAGGCGTGCTTGATTGGCTCTTTATCTCAGGACTTTCACAGATAGGCATTGAGGTAAACGTCAGCTTTTACTTCGGTCTTATCGTAACGATATGGTTTATCATCAATGAATGTATTTCTATTTTGGAAAATCTTGCGGTGATAGGTATACCACTGCCGTCATTCTTGGTGAAGATAGTACACAAGCTTAAAATCACAGTTGAAAACACAAACGAAAGCGAGGAATAGAAAATGACATATGATGAGTTTATCAAGAAGCACAATGGTGTAGCTGTTAACTATGACGGCGCAGCAGGCAAACAGTGTGTAGACCTTGCAACGGCATATTTCAACGAAGTCTTCAGCTCAGGTATCAAGAATTTCTGGTATGACGCTCACCATTTTTGGGATTTATTCGACAAGAACACTTGGCTGAAAGCAAATTTCACAAAGGTAAAGAACACGCCAAGTTTCGTGCCGAAAAAGGGTGATGTAGCGATATGGTCAGGCACGTTGAATGGCGGCTGGGGTCACATAGCAATCTG